CATAGATGCGGATCGGGACCTGCGTAGCGCTTGCGGGCCGGAAGACAATGCCGCTCACCTCGCATAATTGATGTGCGATGCGGAGCATGTCGAAGGTCGCACCTGCGGCGGCTGTAAGGTATGTGCCGAACTTCGACGCCCCACGGATCTTAAGGCCCGCGATCGATGTGACCAGCGGAGCCGAAAGTTGGAAGGTGCCTGGCGGCAGGATAACCTCGCCCGCATACGTCGTGAACGAGTTTATGGCAGCTTGAACAGCAGCTGTGATGTCAGTTGCGACGCCAGTGCGCACATTCGCGATCTGCGTGGACGTCATGTAATCGAAGACGCTGACGGTATCCCTGCCTCGATCAAGGACAGTGCGAGAGACTGCGCCGGTCCCAGAAGCTAAGAAGTTTGGGATCTGGTCAACTCGTACCGCATCAGTCGGATTCGTACCGGCTGCCAGGGATGTAATCTTGTTGCCCCCCATCGGCAGGCTCGCCCCCATCGGCGTTTGCCCGTCAGTGCTCAGGGACCGGGTTAGTTCGGTGCTAAGATCGCTGACCAGGGAGTTGAAGGTTGATGCTGCGACGGTCGTGCCGGAGACTACTGGCTGACCTGCTGGCGGGGCATACGTACCGCTTCCGTTGCGTGGCATAATGAACTCTCGTCTGTGTTACACAGGTCCCTTCACAGGGATAAAAATGACCATCTTCCTTGCTGCAAAAATTGCTGCGTGCCTGTTCCTTCCAGGCTTAATTCACTGGCTATCGCCCAGGCGCCGCGATCTTTTCCGCCCCAACTGTCGCCGCCCGCGTCCACACTGGCGCGAGGTTTTGGAACGTCGAAGGATCACCCGACTGTCGGTCAAGCGCCTCTCCAAGTAACTTAGCAAAGTAGTCGGGGTTGAGCATCGCTTGCTGAAACTCGTTATTGACCCGATTGCCGACGAATTGGCCGACTTTTTGAGCGCCGAGTACGCCTCCAGCTGTAGCCATGCCAAGACTTCCTTTGCCGGCCAAGAGCCCGCCCAAGGCCATGGCGGTTTTCGAGCCGCCATCGAGGTTATTGCCATAGAGCTGTCCGGCAAGCCAGTTCGGCGCCTGGGCATTAAAGACGGTATCGGAGCCCGGGGATTTGATCGAGTTGGAAATCGTCTCGCGCTGCAAGTCTTGCTGAATTGCTTCGAGCGATTTCTGTGCGTCAGGGTCTATCCCATAGGGAGAATCTTTCAGAGCCTTGGCTAATTGAGCCCGATATCTCGACAATGGCGGTGCGATCTCGCCGGCCGCATTCATCGCGCCGCCCGCAAGAGCGTCATGAAGATCCTGCGCGGCTTGCATAGTATTGATCGGCTGGCTCGCTTTCGCATACGCAGCATTTGCGCGTGCGAAGTCAGGCGAATTCCTCCCCATCCAATCGCGCAGCGCGCTTTGGGTATCGCTCAACGCGTTGGCCTCATGCACTCCGATACCCTGCGTGCGCCCCTCGCTTTGAAGATCATCGAGCCCCATCTTGAGGTATTGCAGCATGTTGCCACTGATCTTGCCAGCCTGTGCAGGAGAGGCGCTTACAAGTGGATTGCCCGCTGCGTCGACGATGGCCGACGGTACAGGCGCGGCTGGCGTAGCGCCGTCAAGTGATACCTTCTCGCCGCGTTCAGCAGCCAACTTCATGCCGCGCTTGACGGCCTGCTCTGCTGATGGGCGCGCGAGCAAAGAGGCCAGCGCATCGTCGACCGGGAATGTCGCCGCCTTCGCTGCGTCGTACAGCGGCCCAGCTTCGGCGCTGCGTGCGTTGATGGCGGCTTGTAGGTCTTGTGGCGTTTTAGCGATCGACAGCAGCTTCCCGAGACGCGCCGCGTTGTTGGCGATCGCACGGTCTTCAAACGCGCCGCGGTAAGCTGGGTTGTTCTTCAGCGTCTTCTCGGCCATCACGAGCTCAGGCACCCCTGCCACTTGTGCGGTTGTCGGAAGCGATCCCTCCACAAGCGGAACGGCCGACTGCAGGCGCGCCAGAACATCAGACGGGGCGCGGCTGCCCATTAGCCCGGCCATGTCTCCGGTGGCGGGAGCCGCCGTAGGGGTAGAGGCGGAGACCTTGCTAAGACCTTTCAGCAGCTGGTCCCCGACCGTCGATTTGGGAGAGATGAGCGGCTGCAGAGCTTTAACTGCAGCGCCGCCGCTGGCCGCCAAACCCGACAAGCCACCGCCCAATGCTGCGCCGAGGCCAACCTGCTTGGCCTTCTCGCCCCAGTAGTCGACCGGTTGGCTGTCGGAGATCAGGCTTTCTAGATTGCGGTCGCCAGCACCGAATACAGGTTGTGCTGCGCCGACAAGCGCGCCGGTCGTGACGCCGCTTGCAAGCCTTGCGCCTAGACTTGCACCGCGAGCTGCTTGCGTGCCTTTGATTGGTACGATGATGTTGCCGCCGATGCGGCCAACACCTGCTGTGACCGACCCGGGCGTGAGCGCCTGATATGCGTTCTCGCGATTGGTATTGATGTTGTCAACACCGCGTGCCTGATCCGCAAAGAACTTGTCCGCGGCCGTACCGGGGGCGATGAAGTGTACGCCTGATGCCACGCCATGGGCAGCCAGCTGCGCGCCGCCGTCGATCGGGTCCATGACGCCGCGGTACAAGCCGATGCCAAGGTTCTTCACGCCGTCCCATGCGTTTGCAAGCGTGCCGGCCGACTGCTTCGCCTGCGGCTTCTGCTGTTGTGCCTGCGCTTGCGCTGTCACCTGTCGGATATGGTCCGCAAGGATTTTCGCGCTTGCCGTATCGCCGGCCGCATCCGCCTTCAGCAGGGCCGCATTGAGTTGGTCGAGGTCGTCCATTATTTGTACTTGTCCAAGACTGCCTGCACGTTCGGAGGAATGCCCTTGGCATATCCGCTCTTGATTTCAGGCTTCACGAAGCCGCGCTTGATCGCTTCCGTCGCCCACCAGTTCGGGAAGTCACTGGGGTTGTTCCCTGGCGTGCTGACGTACTTCTGGTAGGCGTCGGACTGCGCCTTGATCTGGTCGTGCAACTGCGTCTGAAAGTTGAAGATCTTCTCAATCGCGCGCGGGTCCGTGTCGAGGTTCGGATTGTTCTTGATGAATAACTGCATCGCGATCCGATTGCCCTGCGAGCCCTTGCCGGTGTCGCTTGCCAGCGCCTGCTGCATCGTGCCGAGTGCTTCCTGCGCGGCGTATTTCTGGAACTCCTGCGCTGCGCTCAGATCACCGCCTGCGATCTTGTCGACAACCGACGTCGGCATGCCGGGGATTGCCTGTGCCCATTGCGCCAGCTGCACGCGCGTGTCACCGCCGCCGCCCGCGCGGAATTTCGTCAGCGCTTCACGCGATTGCGCGATGCGCTGCAGGAGTGCTTGCGAATCGCTCAAGTGCCCGTCGAGCGCCTTCTTGTAATCGGCCATGTCGGTGGCCTCTTTGGTGTTCTGTGCCAACCGGGGTTCGTTGCGCGCCTTCACATCGGCCAGTTCCTGCGCTTCTTGTGCTGGCGTCTTCAATGGGATGCCGACCTGACCGGAAGAGGGCGCAGACGGTTGGCCGGCGTACTGGCCGAATGCCTGCAATGCCGCCGTCCGATCCGGCTCGGGAAGCTTGGACAACCGATCGAATACCGCCTGGGGATTGCCCTTGAAGTTCAGGTCCACGCCACCTGGAGCCGGACTGTTGAAATGCACACCGCCAGATTGCTGCGCACCGCCGCCGCCCGACAACTGCGCTGCCTGTTCTTCGGTCATCATCACAGGCCCATTCGGCGTGTTGACGGTGATGAGCTTGTGCTGAGCCTGCGCGCCGGCCGTGGCGCCGGCCGATGCTCCTGCGATCTCGGCATTTGCGCCGGCATAGCCTGGGATCGCGGAGGCAACGCCGCCGTTGAGTGAAATACCTTCGCCGACCTTCGGCTGGAATCGCTCTTGACCGGTAGACAAGTCGAGCGCAGTCGTACCAGGCTGAAGTTCAATGATGCCGCCCTTACGCGCTGCCGCGGTGGCATAGCGGCCCATTTGCAGCGGATCCTGGCCCATGGCGGCCATGTTCTTCTGCTCGTTGGTCAGAGTGCTGACGTTCTCCAGCAGCTTGTTTGCGAGATCGGTATTCCCCATCAAGTAGGCGGCTTTCGCCTGATTGCGGATGCGATCGATCTGGCTTACTGCCGGTGCGGGCTGGGGAGCCAACCCGGCGCCCGTCGTCGCGCCCGAAGCCTGGGGCGGCTCTTGGGGCGCCGGTTGAGCAACGCTTGGCGCGGAGGGGGCCGACGCGGGCATGCTGCCTCCCTGAGAGCCACCCGCCATGGAATCGAAAACATCGCTCATGCGACCTTGCATTGCCTTAGCCAGCGCAAGATGCCTGTCCTCGATTGAGGATTGGCCCTTCGTCGCCATTAGCGCCGTCGCCATTCGGCCGAGCGCTTCCAGCGGGCTTTTTCGGACGGCCCAGCCGTTGATGACTTGCGTACCGGGATCAGGTTGTAATGCCTGCTGCCGGAGCATGTCGGCCAGTTGCTGCTGACGAGCCAACTGCGTTTGCTGTGTCGCGATGTCAGGCGCGAGCATCTGCATTGCGGCCGGCGCCTGTGCGCTGGTGAACGGATTGCCCGCCATTACAGTGCCCCCATGTCGATCATCTTGTAGCCGCTTGCGTGCACATGGACAGCATCGGGCCGAACAGCCTCTAACTCGTGAGCCAGCACGCCGATTTCCGGCTTGCCGAACTTGTTGTAGGCATAGATGCCGATACCGAGAGTGTCATGCGTGCCGATCCGGCGAATGCGATCCTTGAGGCGAGCGTCCGAGAACATGATCGCAGCGCTTCCGAGTTGCCCAAGGGTGCTCATGGTCGAGTTTTGCTGGCCGACTTTCGAGTTGAACAGGCCAAGGTTGTACTGATTCATACCATTCGCAGCGCCCATCATGTCGGGCCCGCTGGTCGTCGCTTGCTGCGGCGCCTGCTGGAACGTTGGATTCGTAACCTGCGCCCCGGTGCGGATCGCATTTAGCTCATTCATCGGCATGTTCCGGTTCGCGACCTCTTGGGCGTACTGCTGTCCCTGCTGGCTTTGGCCGAGCGTAATGCCCTGCAGTTGCGCCTGCTGTCGCGCGTCGTTCTGATCGCGGCCGATTTGGTCCATCGCACGCGTGTATGCCTCCGAGCCCGGCATGATCCCCTGGTTGGCAAGCTGCGTCTCAAGGTCGGCCCGGTCGCGTTGTTGCTGCGGCAGAAGACGCGAATTGATGAGATCGGCTGCGTTGTTGGTCGCCTTCGTCGGATCGTAGGCGCTAGGCATTGGCGAGCCCAGCGTGGCTCCTACGCGGGCTGTCGCGGCGTCCTGCAAATTCCCGAGGCCGAGACTGGTCTTGTTCTGCTGGTCCAGTAGCGCCTGGCCGGTAGGCGATAGAGAGACGGTCGACGACCATTTGTTCGGGTCGTTCGGATCCTGCGAATATGTGAGGTTGCCGTAAGGGGTGTACGTGTTGACGCGGTTCGCCTTGGTGGCCTGCTGCGCAGCCTCTAGGTTCCCGGCTGCGGTTTCCTTGGCGGCGCCTGCGTAGTCCGGTGGTGGTGGTGCGTCGGGCTTGCCCATGATTTAATCCCCAAGAAATCGACACTGATCGCGTGTCATAGTCAAAATAATGGTGTCGCCCTTTCGACCAGCATCCTTGATCACAGCTTCCTGCGTGAATCCAAGGTGCTGGTCAAAACGCAGCGCCGCTTCATTGGTCGAATCGACAAGCCCAATGACCTTGTTGACCTTCATCTGTTCGAACGGATAGCGGAAGCAGAAACGAAGGAATTCCCGGGACAGCCAGTGCTTACCATCCGCGGCCACGTGCATTTGCACCGACTGGCCGGTGAAGTTGTCGAATAAGACGCCGGCAACCAGCTCACCATTTCTGAGCCAGCCAACACCCTGGCCGGAACCGGCGAAATACATGCCCCCGGTGCGCTCCGCGACCCAGCGCGCGATGTGTTCTCCAAATACCATCACAGGACACCTCCCTCGTCGATAAGGAAGTCGGTTGCTGCCCAGCGTAGGCGCGTATCTTTCGCATAGCCCTTCATGTGGCCCGCCAGGCAATAACCGATGGCAAAAGCCGTCTGCCAATCGCGCTTGATGCCCATGTCACCGCCCCACACGCCGGCCCCGTCCCACGTCGCCGAATCCCATAGGGCCGGCGGGATCGCGGCAGGGGAAAACGATGGGATGCCCGCGGGATCGGAGGTGTCGAAGTCAGCGTTGACTCCAAAGAGGATAGTTGGTGTGCCGTCTGTCGACACGATAGGCCGCACCATGTTGACCTTCTTCTGCTGAGCGTTGCGACCGAAGTAGTTGAACGACTGCAGGGCGTTGAAATTGATATTGGTGCCGGCATCTGAGTTGGTGTCCCAGGCCTTGCAGACGCCGCCAGCTGTGCCGAAATACAGGAAATCACCATGTAGCTCGAAACACGTCGCATTCCATCCCGAGAACTGCGACCATGCGCCGCTGATCGTGTTCATCACCGCTTGAACGGAAGTCCCGCCATTGACAGGGACATTCAGCAGCAGCATGTTCTCCTTGGGGAAGAGGGCGACTTCCCAGCCAAAATTCGCGCCGTAGCTCGAGATGTAATCGCTGATGGCGTGCTGGATTTTGTCGGTCAACATCTCCTGCGAGTTCACGCGCGATGACATCATGGCCTTCGACAGGGGCGCCAAGCCATCCTGGCAGATCATGGTCAGATCGCCCGCATACTTCATGAGGCAGCGGCGCCCAATCGGCGATCCCACATCGAAAACACCAATGAGGGACCAAGTGGAAGCGCTTGCGGGATCGGTGCCTTTGTACACGGCGACTTGGCCTTGCGACGACACGAACACGGCGTAGTCGTCCATGCCGTAGCCGGCATCTAGAGACCAGTTCCCCATCGCCATGAGGTAGCCGCCTGCGCTGAACAAACTTCCGAAGTCAAGCTGCTGCGCCGCACCGCCAATCGAAAGCGTCGGCAGGTACCACACCCGCGTGCTGTTCTTCTCGACAAACCACAGCCGATTTTTGAAGACGTTTGCGCTAATTAGTAAGGTTGGGTCGACGCCAGTGATGGCAAAGTTCGCGGCCGGCGTGACGGTACCCGTTACTGTGGTCGCCCCAAGCGCACCAGCGAGAACGTACGTGAACGTTGACGCACCTGTTACCGTGATGGTGTATGTGCCGTTGTAGCCAGATGGGGTGAACCCCGCTACGACGACTTGCATGCCGGTCTTGAGATTATGCGGGTTCGCCATCGTCACAGTAGCGAGCGTCCCGGAACTCGTAATACTTGTCACAGTCGTGTTAAATGCTGCGGGAAAGATGTTGCCCCATGCGCTGCCGTTGAACACGAGGGGAAGATCGCTACCGTTTGCCATGACAAGGAAGTTGCCGCCGGCCGTGCCGAAGTTTGCGCACTGCCACTTGTCGCCAAGGTTTCCACTGATACTTGGCGTGCCTACGGCTCCCGCGAAAGTGCAATCGTAGATATTGACGCCCGCGGCAGCAAAAAGCTTTGGCGAGCCGCTTGGAGGTGCGTACGAAATCAGCGTGTTAACGGTCCCACTGATGCCAGTCGACCAGTTCGTGTTCCCATACCGCACCATCACGTCGTATGGCGTGCAGAAGAAGTTTTCGAGCAGCACGGCCTCGGACGGCCTCATCTCGGCAAGCGGGTCGCGTGCGTTCCAGCCGCCCACAGGCGCCGAAACGGAAAACGTCCGCGACACCTGGGATCTTGTGAGGCGTTTTTGAGGGGTACGCATGCTCAGGCCCCGAAAGATCCGCGGGGCACCAAAACGACTGGCTGGATGTCAGGGGTGCTGCCGCCCATGTCCAACTTTGCCTTGCCAGAGTCGCGCGCCATGGCGTCCGCCACACGACGCTCATACTTGGCGTAATCCTCGGCGTAATCGAGACCTTTTGCAGCCTTCCATCGCCAGATGGTGCCGAGCACGATTAACTGACCATCGAGCTTGGGCGTATCGGCATCATTGGTCCAGGTGTCCGATGTCCCGCCGACCGACGTGTTGACCCAGGCGCGCGATTGATACTCGAATGCGCAGGTTTGTCCAGCTACCGGGTTGGGATAAAAGTTGATGGTGTCCGCGATGATGCGGAACGAGTTGAATGGCCCGTTGATCTGATTAGCTTTGGCCTCTTGCCAGTCCGGCTGAGACTTCGGGCCATACACCGGTCGGCGCAGCGTGCGATTCCAGATCGTGTCGTTGACTATGTAATCGAAGCCGCTCGTGATCGCCGCAAGAGTCGTTTGCACTTGGGCGGCCACGGTCGTGAATGTGGCCTCAACCTGCAGTGCTTCCCACGGATAGCGCGTAGCGAGTTCCTGGCCTTCTTCCTCGGCCAGGGCGACAAGTTGGATGATCTGCTGGTCCGTTGCCGTGACGGCGGCATTCGGCGACAGAATACCGATGCGCTTACATGCGGTCTGGATGATCTGAAGGCACGTAAGCGCCATGTTTTACTCCACGGTTTCTGCGCGCGGGCGGCCGCGCTTCGGCTTGTCTTCTCCCATCGCATCCAGGCGAGCAGCCAGGGCAGCAATTTGCTCTTGCAAACGGCGGTTTTCTTCCTTCGTGTCAGCGAGCTCCTTCACGACCGGCGACAGGTCCTTCTTCGCCTGGATGTCGGCCTTTGCCATGTCGCGGAGCACACGGCCGTCAAGGCCGATCTCGCCCAGCGAGGAATCCGGCACTGCGGCCAAGTCTTCCACCGTCGGGAAGCGACGTGCCAGCTGTTCGCGACGACTTTTCAGAATGCGCTCCCACGTGATCAGCGGCGTACCATTGCGCGGGATCTCCTTGCCTTCGCGATGCATCTCCAGGCCGGCTTGGAACTCCTTCACCCATGCCATGTCGTAGCGTCCCTCGCGCGCCTCGCGTGCTTTGCGTTCGATGAATTCATCTGCGAAGAACTCGATCGGGTCACCCTTGTGACCGTGCGGCGAGATCAGGATGAACGTGACGACACGGGGCACTTCGTAACCGCGCTCGGCCGACGCAACTGCGTCAACACCGTGCTCGCGGTCTTGGAACATGAAAAACGGTACTCGGGACATCGGGTCGGCGTAGGCCATTGGGTTCTCCTGTGGTAAGCGGTAGCGCTTATCGATGCCTTGCCAGCATTGATAAGCGCCCTCGTGAGAGGACGCTTGGCGATCAGGTGATCGCGCCTTGTGCGAACGGGTTGTTGATGACGCCCGAACCATAGCCGGTGTAGGTGCCGGTCAAGGTGATGTTGCCGGTTGCCGTCGAGTTCTTGTCGCCGAACGTGCCGATTGCCGAGCCGGTGTAGATGCGCTTGCCATCGGGGTCAAGGCCGGCGACGACGGTCGAAGCGGGGATGCCGGTACCGGACAACGCTGCGCCCAGGAAGAAGCCGTCGTAGCCCTTGGGGCAGTACAGCACGTTGGTGCCGTTGGTGGTCGTTGCCGTTGCGGTCACGATGCCGGTAGCGGCCACGCGGTTGCGCACGTTGAGCAGTTGCTTGCCAGCGGCGTTGGTGCCGGCAATCCCTGCCGCAGCGACGCCGATCGCAGCATCTGCCGCTACCGTTGCATTGGTCTTGTAGACGGCGCGGCCTTCCACCTGAACCCAGCCATAGACGCCCGATGCCATCGGAGCCATCGCGACGCCGAACGAGAAGCCCTGGTTCGCCGTGCTCGGCAGGAGTGCGCCGTTGAACGACTCGTCCCACATCACCAACGAACCCTTCAGGATCGCGTCGTTGCTCTTGACGTACATGAACGTGCCCAGGCCCCAATACGGGTCGACTGCGGTAACTCGGGTGCCCAGCACATGCCGCTGAACCGTATCCGGCGTGAACCAGTCGTTGAACGGCTGGGTTCCAGCAAACCCACTGATTGCAGAAAACATGAATGTTCCTTTCGTGCCGCTGTGCGGCGAATCTGTGAATCGAGGCGCGCCAACGAAGCAGCGCACCGCCGAATTACGCTTTGAGAACGCCCTGCAGCGAGCGATTGGACACTGCCAGGTTGCCCTGCCAGATGATCGTTTTCACCAGCGCGTCCTGGTTGATCGATTCCACGTCGTCGAGCATGGTGATGTTCGCGTCCTTGTGCACCACGAGGTCCATGTAATTCGTGTTCAGGAAGTACGCGTGCTGCGTCGGGATACCGCCCGACGAATCGAAGAACACGTCGGCGGTTTTGTATTTCATGCCGATCATGCCGCCCTTGCCGGTTTCGTCGCTCGACGTGTAGCGCTTCAGCGAGGTCTGCGACTGCTCGTAGAACGTGAAGTAGTCGTCGCTCATCACGATCAGATTCGGCATGTCCATGCCGCGCGTGAGCTTGATCCACAGCGGCAGCATCAGCGACTCGATCGTCGAGGCGCTCGGCGTGATCGAGCCACCGCCTTGCAACGGGCTTGCCGCCGACTGCACGACGTTCTGCCAGAAGCCGTAGGTCGAGCTGTTGATGCCGCCCACGGTGCCGGTGCCGGCGTCAGCGATCAGGGCCTGCAGACCGTTGATCTGATTGGCCGCGGTGCCGTCGCTGTACAGGTCGGCCGACAGGCCGTTTGCGAACGAGTGTTGAGCGTTGCGCACCTTCGACTTCACGAAGTTGATGATGCGGTTTTCGCCGGAGTTCGTGCGCATCTCCAGGCCGGAGACGGCCAGGTTGACGGCCACTTGGCGCCACGGGAATTCTGCGGCGCTCAGCACGTCGACCGCCGAGATGTTCAGCACGTCGTAGCCGCTGTAACGCTGGTAGGTCGAGTTGTTGGCGTATTCGAGCGGCTGAACGATCGACAGGCCGCCGTCTTCGAGACGGACCTTGCCGCCATCGGTCAGCTTGCGATACAGCGCGTTGTGTTTCGAGATGTTGTCGGCGACTTCCTTGCTGTGATTGCGGAAGGTCGTCGTGACCAGTTCGGAGAAGACGCCGAAGTTGCCGGCTGCGTAACCTTGTCCTGGGGATGCCATTGAATGCTCCTAGTCTTTATGCGGCGCCCGTCAGTCGACGGAACGTTTCGCGAATGGTGTCGTCCATAGAACCTATGGGCTGGGCTGTTGGCATGGCCGGACGGCGCGGTACGTTGACGCTCGCCGCGGCTCTTGCCGCTTGCGCCTTCTTCGCTGCCTCTTCCCGCTGCGCGGCGGCCTGCTGCTGTAGAACAGCGGCCCGCGTGGTCGGATTGGCGTAGACGGCTTGCTCATAGGCATCCGCAAGGTCCTTGGCCTGCCCGGCTTGCAGTAGCGCGGACATGTGGCCTCGGACGGCCTCGAAATGACTATGCGACGGGTCAGCAGCGAAGGCGGCTATCTCGCTGTTGAGCTGAGCTTCCGCTTGCTGCTGGGCCGTCTGTTGGTATTGCTGGAGCTGCGCTTGCAGCTGTTGCGCGCGGTTCTGCAGCGCGAACACGTTCGGGTCGACGTTCGCCATGTGCTGTGCTGCACCGGCCAGGTCGATACCGTAGTTGTGCGCGAGCTGCGCGAAATACGCGGTCTTTTCTTCGGGCGACCCGTGGCGCAGCTTGTGGTCTGCGGCCATCAGTTCTCCAATGGCGCGGTCAGGCGAAACGCCGAGTTGTTGCAGCGTCTGCTGATACGGCGCCATGGCGCGCTCGATCGTCTGAGCGAACGCGGCTTGGGCCTTGTATTGCTCGATACCGCGGTGCATGTCCTGCTCGCGGCGCTCGACTTCCGCGCGAACTTCGGGAGGCAGGGCGGCCCACTTGGCGGCCACTTCCTTCTTCCACGTATTCGGCGGCGGACTAATCGCATCCGCCTGGGCGGCGGGATCAGCGGGCTCGGTAGCGGCGTTCTGCGCTGCGGAGTCGGCCTCTACGGCCGGTTTCGGAGCGAACTTGCCGGATGCGTCACGGATGCGCGCTGCTGCGGCTTCCGGCTCCTCAACGGCACCAGCGGCCACGCCATTTTCAGGCGCGGCCGCGGTGCTTTCATCGGGGGACTGCAGGCTGCGCAGAGTCTCCCGGATGGTGTCATCCATGGATTTCGGCGCGTCTTCATTTTGAAGCTCAACGTCGGGGGTAGCCCCTTGGTCTTCGAGTGCCATTTACTACTCCTGTCGTTGACCGTAACTCGGTCACTAGCGCCGTCACGGCGTTTAGTCCTACATGCTCGATTATATTCCTATTCGCAAGAATTTCGTCAAAGCATTCATGATTTTTGGCATTTTATTGCGCTATTTTTTCGGTCGCCGGCATATCCGCAACTGCGACCGGATCGGTCGTAACGGTAGGCGCCGGGGCCTGCTGCGCATCGAACGCGCTCACGACGGTTGCGGCCCAGTCTTCGGACGACGGATGTTTGTTCGCGACGGCGATCGCGATGGAGAACTGCTTTATTTCTCCGGTTGCGGCCATGATTGGCTCCTATGAGAGGGCGGTTTGGATTGCCGTCGCTGCCTGAGCGGCGGTATTGCTTGATGCGACCTGAACCCACCGGCTGCGGCCGGCATACGGCGCCGTGACGCCAATCGCATAGACGTCGGTGACGGTGGTGCCGGGGATGAGTTCTTGGATGGTGATGGTGCGGCCGGTCGACGCGGAGTCGAGCTGGGCCACGAGTTGCGCTTCAGTGAATGCCATGATTTCTCCTAGATGCCAGCCAGGGCGGCGGCTTTTTTGCTGGGCGAGAGGTTCGCCCATGCGGTTCGGACAGTTGCGTCAAGTGCTGCTTCGGCCTTGGCTTCGTCCTCGGCTTTGCGCTTGGCCGCCTCTCGGCGCTCGACGTCCTGGCCCTCCCAGTCTCGGCAGCCGGCGCGCTTCATGTCCTCGCGGCGCTCGGCGTAGCTGGTGATCAGCTTGCCAGTGGCAGGGGATTCGTAGGCGTCCCAGGGGGCGATGTCAGGGCGCGCCATCGGCGCAGAGAGGATGCGCTTGCTCGTGGCCGCGCCGCAGCATTCGGGCGTGTTCATGCACGCGCTGACAGGGCGAATGTATTCGTGATACTTGCCGCATTTCAGACAAACGGCTTCATAGACCGGCATTATTCGCCCTCCGATTGTTTGGCCGCGCTGATCTGCGCTGCTTGCAGCGTGGTCCCGGCCGCGATCTCGGCGACTTCGACCTTCGCCGAGTTGTTGATGTGCGCCAGGATGAGCGCCAACTGCTGCTCGGCCTGCTTCATACGCTCGTCGGACGCGATACGCATCTGCTCAAGCGCCGCTTCGTTCTGCATTTGCAGATGCGCGCGCTGTGCCTCGATCTGGTTTTGCTGCTCCACTTGCGCGGCCTGCATTTGCTGCTTGTGCGCCTCAGCCTGCATCGAGATTTGCGCTTCCATCTGCGCGCGCTGCTGATCGAATGCCAACTGACGCTGGTTCTGCTGGTCGGCCAGTTGTGCCTTCATTTGCTCGATCTGCGCCGTCATCTGCAGCTTTTGCTGCTCGATCTGCGCCTGCCCGGCATTCGGATCTGGCGGCGGGGGCGGCTGCTGAATCTTGCCGATGACATCCTCGATGGCGGTGCCCATCTTGGCGCGTCGCGTTACGACCAGCATCAGTTCCTTGAGCACGTCGACCGACATCGCGCCTTGCTGCACGGCTGGGCCGAAGCCCTGCATGATCTGTGAGAGCCCGGTCAGCACTTCCTTGAGCCCCTGCATGTCGCTGTCCTGCGTGGCAGACAACGTGCTGTCCGTCTCGATATCGACGCGGTATGTGCGCGTAGCGTCACCACGCATCGCTTGCGCGACAGCTTCCCAGGTGACGGGGTCCGGCTCCTGTTGGGGCGGCGGAGGCGGTTGCTGGCCTGCTTGGATGGCTTGTTGCGCGGCCTGCTGGTACTGCATGGCAGCCATTTGCTTTTGCTGGTCGACTTGGGCCTGATGCGGCAGTTGAACCAGCGTCATTTGCTCGAGCGTCTCCAGCTGGAACTTCTCGCTGATCACTTCGGCCTTCAGGCGGATCAGATCGCGGATGTAACGTTGCGTCTCTTTCTGAAGGCGTTGCAAGCGCTGCGTTCCCCACTGCGTCTTGATCTTCTGCGCGCCGAACGTTTCATTCGGGTCGCTGGCACTGCGCATGATGTCGCTAATGCCGGTGATCTCGTAGATGATCTGCTTCGTGGCGTCGCGCTGAACGTACAGCTCCTTGAGCACGGCCGCGGCGATCTCAATCGGCATCATCCAGATCGCCTTTTCCAAGCCACCTCGCTCGATCAGGGCCGTGACGTTCTGGCTTGGCGTCAGTTCGTTGTCGCCCGACTTCATCAGCTGCGAAAGTTCGGACAGAGTGGCATCGTAGACCCCACGCAGACGCAGTGCATCGACGAGCTTGTTGATGCGCACGCTGATCTTGTTCAGTTCCTTGGCCTGCTGCTCGTATTGCGTGTACAGGCATGCCGGAACCAGCGTCTGGTCGTTCTGGATGGCGTACAGCGGCCGCGGCCCAGGGAAGAAGCCGGAGAGACCTAGCGGGTCATCCTGCTCCTTGCATGGGACAGCGTACGTCGTGCTGATCCAGACAACCTTTTTCTCTGCCTTGTCCCAGATTTCCCAAATCTCGGCCGTCTTGAACAGGTCAGCATCGGCTTCGCTGGCGTTCTTGATATCCTCGTCGGCCGCGGCATCGAGCCTGATTGCGTTGCCTATCTCGTCGCCGAACTTGGCGATGCAGTCGGACCGGGTGAGGCGATGACGGAACCCGATCGCAGTCACGTCGTCCCAGCACTTTGCTGCGCAGAGGATGCGGAAATCGTCGTACTGGACGCGCTCGCAGATGACTTGTTCCCACGCGATTTCCTCGTAGGCGTCAACTTCGGCATCTGTGCCTTGTGATTCGGCCGGCGTGCTGCGGATGTCTGGCACGTAGCGCACGCGCGAGACGGCGCGGCCCGCCAGGAGCATTGCAAGCACGTCGTCCTGCAGCAAGCCGTCGAAGTCGTAGGTGTCCTGGGAAAACTCCAGTGCGCGGGTAAGCACTTCGCCGACCTTCTGACCCAGCGGATCGGCATCCTGATAGCGGCGGCGCACATCTGGCTGCGGCAACGAGTTGTACACCGCTTGGCGCAGCGTCTCGGTGTTCGTCCACAGGATATTGAAGGAGTTCGCAACCGGTGTGTCGGGCGTATAGAGCTTGTAGATGTCGCTCGCCTTCTTGCGCCATTCCTTCTCGCGCTTGTCGGCCAGCTTCAGTTCCAGCTTCCAGCGGCGCGCTACGGCTTCGGGAGATTGCCCGAGGTCTTGCGGTCGCTCAAGGCTATTCGCGTTTGAGTCGTTCATATTTCCAGCGCCGTCACGGCGTTAAGAATGGGACTGCTAGGTTATGCGGAGGTGATCGTTTCCCACACACTTCCGGTGAACAACTTCAGCTTTTTCGCTACGCTGTCGTAGTACACGTCGCCCTCCTGTGCGCCGGACGGCGCGGAAGCGAGCGGGAAAAAGCGGACTTGGCCGGCCTTCTTGATACGGAAGCGCTCGTTCAACGCAGAACCAAAGCCATTCGTACCGAACAGGATCTCGTTAAGGTTGCCGGAACTGTCAGTCCAGATCACGAGATTGCCGTTCTTGCCCGAGCCGGTAGGCGCGGAGGCGAACAGGTAGGCGTCGTTGGGGCCGGTGCATGCGTAGGCGGCTTGTGCGTACGCGCTTGACGTAACGCCCATGTCCACGAAGCCGGTGACGTCGGACGAATTGACGTTGTCTGGGTAGCAGATGTGGTCCGCGCTGGAGTTCGCCGTCGCAGACTTGTTCTGCGTCGCTACCTGCGTGTAGTTGTCGACCGAGTTGGTGGTCTGGATGATCGGATTGGTCAGCGTAGCCGGCGTGCCGGCAATGGTGATGTTTAGCGGGACGGTCGAATCGTAGTTCAACACGCCCGAACGGTTGTACCAGAAACCGTTATGGAAGACGTCGTTAGGTGCGACACCTTGGGTCATTTGGCTCTCCTGCGCCTCACGGCGTTTAGTCCTGTTCGCGCAGGCGTGCCTGCCGCGCGATAATTTCGTTCAACGTACGTTGCTGCGGCCAGCGAGGAGCAGCTTCCTCCTTCGGCTTGTATTCCTCTCGCCACACCAAGCACGCATAGCGGAACGCGTCTGCGTAGTGACTGGTCCAGTCGTGGCGAGGTTTGTCACGGAAACATTTCTTATCCTCATCATACTCTCTTTGGTATTGTTTGAGAGCATCTAAGGCTTCTGAGCATGAAGAATCGATGAAAATTTCAGCAAGCGTCAGCCTCGCCGCCTGGATGCCGTCGATCAGGCCAAGCTCAGGCACGATGCGTGGCTTCCACCCAAGCGAAGTAAATTGCTGCTCGATACTGCGGCCGGTCTGCAGACTCTTGGCGCGGGCGTCGTGAGGCAGCCACAGCCAGGGCCCGTAGCGGTACGGCTTCGCGCGCAGCACTTCGTTATAGTGCGAGATCGGCATGCCGTTTGTTGCATAGCAGTCAATGATGCGAAGCTCTTTGCCGACCTGGAACCAGAAGATGGCCGTATCATCGCTAAAGCCCAAGTCCATGACGGCATGCACTGGCAAGTCAGGATCGTACAGCCCGGGCTTGATGCGGCCCTGCTGCTCGGCCAGCCAAAGCTCCTTGCCATAGATCGCGCCAGGCAGCGCGGCGTCGAAGTCGCATTCCATCTCCTGTCGCCAAGCATCCTCCGTGAGCTCGTTCTGGAGCTCGGCCAGCTCGGACGCCGGCAGCAGGCCGGATTCACTCGCGCGGATCGTCAGGCACAGCCAGTTGTCGGCGGTCTTGGCGTGCTCGTAGACCTCCCAAAACTGGTTGCGCCCCTTTGGTGTGCCGATGATGATCGCCCAGCCGCCGCGGTCAGCCAGAGCAGGGCGGATCACATAGCTCCACACGCTCGGCTTCCAGTCACCGTATTCGTCGGCCACGATGCCATCGAAGAACAGGCCGCGCAGGGCGTTGGCGTTGTCCGCGCCGAACAGGCGGATCCGGCTGCCGTTCGGATAATCGATGCGCAACTCGCTTTCGTTGATCTCAATGCCTGGAATCGCGCTGCTGAACTGCTTGAGGTAGTCCCATGCCACGGCCTTAGCCTGCGAATAGAACGGCGCGACGTAGGCAAAGCGTCCGTCGCTGCGCGGGAACGTCAGCGCGGCGCGGATCAGGTCGTTGATGCAGGCTACGGTCTTGCCGGCGCGCCTGTGGGCGACGACCACGGCCCAGCGCTGCTTCCGTCGATGGAGGTCGAGGAA